GATGCTCAGTTGAATGAATTAAGAGAAGAAATAAAACAGATTAATCCAAACCTTATTCTAACCCTAGGAGCAACTGCGCTATGGGCACTAACTGGTAAGAAAGAAATAGAAAAATATCGCGGTTCTATTCTATTAGGCATGGGTAAGAAGGTAGTTGCTACTTATCACCCCGCGCATTTACTTCATATGGGCGGAGAAACATTAGGATACTGGCAGCGACAAGTAATGATATTCGATATGAAACGGGCAGTTACTCAGAGTTATTTTCCTGAAATTCGCAGGCCAAGCCGCTCATTAAGTGTATGTAAATCATCAGCGCAATTAGCGGACTTCATAAGTCGCTATCAGAAATACGAGAAACCAGCAATAGATATTGAAGCTCGTGGATTGTGTTTACCTGTCTGTGTAGGTATTGCATTTACTAAAAGCGAAGGAATGACAGTTCCTCTTTGGAATACAATTCAAGGAGAAACAATTAGCACATTACCAGATAGTGACATTGCTAATTGTTGGGTATTACTATCTCACTTGCTAGCTAATTCAGATGTGCGCGGCAGTAACTTCAATTATGATAGAGATAAACTAAAGCGTTTAGGATTCATTATTCGCTCATTATACAGCGATACAATGCTAAAGGCATTCGCAATTAATCCCGAACTGCCTAAGAATTTAGGATTCAATACTAGTCTCTATACAGAGGAACCCTATTACAAAGATGAGGGAATGTATGAGGGTTCAGTAGAAGATTTATTAATTGGATGTGCCCGTGATAGTTGCGTAACAGTAGAAGTTGATGACGCGATGGATGCAGATTTAGATGAATTAGGAATGCGCCCATTCTATGAAAACTTCCTAATGAAACTCAGCCCATTATATGGAGAAATAGAGAATCAGGGATTTAGAATTGATTATGACAAGCGCGATGAATTGCTATGTAAGTATATAAGTTGGAGTGAATCTCTTAAGTATGAGATGTGGAAACTCTCGGGTAAATATGTCAATGTCAATTCACCTAAGCAGGTCTCCCAACTTCTTTATGATGAACTAGGTCTTCCTAACTATGGAGAAGGAACCGGAGAAGAAGTAATTACCAAGTTACTTAAGAGTGAAAAGAATAATGATAGAAAGAAAATCCTAGAAACAATTCTGGATAGGCGTCGTGTTGATAAGACTATTGGAACCTATTTAATGGCGCGCCCTGATTATGATGGCAGAATGAAGACTTCTTATTTCTTGTGTCTTAAGACTGGACGGACGGGAACAAACTTATTAGAAGAGCCAATACGTCCGACTCTTGAATATAAAGATGATGAAGGGAAAAAGAAAAAGAAAGCAGTGGGTCTCGCGTTTCAAACCATGACTAAACATGGTGATATTGGTGAGGATATAAGGTCACAATTAGTTGCTGATGAAGGTGAAATTCTAATTCAATTAGATTCATCCCAGGCAGAAGCAAGAGTAGTATTTCTACTTGCAGATGATGAACAGGCTTTAGAGGATATTGATACTCATGACTATCATGCCCTTACTGCGTCTTGGTTTTTTGGTGGGACTGAAGATGATTACTCGAAGAAGAAACTTGGATACGAAAGTCCTATTAGATTTGCAGGGAAGACATTACGCCACGCAGGACACCTAGGAGCAGGGAAAAGAAGAGCAGCAACAGAAGTCAACACGCAAGCTAGAAAGTATAAAATCCCAATCAATGTCACAGAAGCACAAGCAGGTAAAGCCTTAGAAATTTTTCATCGGAAACAACCTAAGATTCAGAAGATATTTCATGCAGGAATTATAGAAGCATTAAGAAAGACTAGAATGCTCATCGCGGCACTACCATATGGAATTGAATCTCCAACTGGAGGGAAAAGGATTTTTTATGAGAGATGGGGCGACGAATTATTTCGCGAGGCATTCTCATATATTCCACAAAGAACTGTCTCTGATAACACAAAGGCTGCCGCTCTTCGAATTAGGAGTAAATACCCTTGGATTAGAATCCTATTGGAATCCCACGATTCTCTATTATTATCAGTTCCTATTGAGAAACAACTTGAAGCAGTCAAGATTGGTACAACTGAAATGGAACGGCCTATATCATTTGAAAACTGTTCTCTATCCAGAAGAACCCTTATAATTCCTAGTGAAGCTGAAGTTGGATTTAATTATAAGGATTTAAAAAAGTTTCGTGGTGAATTCATTTCAAGAGAAATAGCATGAATACTAGTGATGATTGCTCAAGTAATATACATGAATTCTGTGGGCGTTGTGAATGTCCATGTCACGGAATTACAATAGACTATGAAACAGGAATTGAATTACTAGTAATATTAGCACCTACTTTTGTGAATTATGAATACGAAAGAGTGCATGAACTAATTAAGAAACTTTATGAATTGGAAAGGAAATGACATTCCTAGATAATATTCTAGGCCCAACCAAGGAATTAGAAAGTCCAATTTCATTTTGGTATTGGTCTGCATTAGTAACTATTTCAGCAGTAGTTAAAGATAATATATGGATTAACCGCGCAGGATTGTATAACCTTTACCCAAATATCTATGTAATGTTACATGCAGATAGTGGTCTTAAGAAAGGTCCACCAATTAACCTTGCTAAAGACCTTATATCTCGTGTGAATAATATTAAAGTCATCTCCGGAAGAAGTTCAATTCAAGGTATCCTAAAAGAAATGGGAACCGGAGAAACTAAACCGGGAGGAAAAATTGAAACTAAATCCCATGTAGCTATTATTTCTTCTGAGCTTAGTTCCTCTATAGTCGAAGATAAGGTAGCAGCAACCATTTTAACTGATTTATATGATAGACATTATAATAATGGAGACTGGAAATCATTGTTGAAAATGGAATCATTCCAGTTAAAGGACCCAACAGTAATAATGTTCACTGCAACTAATGAAGCCCATAATGAAGATTTTTTCACTAAGAGAGATATACAAGGTGGATTCTATGCAAGGACTTTCATTATACACGAAACGAAAAGACAAAATATCAATTCACTTGTGGTTCCACCCAAAGAAAAATTAGATAAGGATGGGCTCGCTCTTTACTTAAGAGAATTAGCTAAATTAAAAGGTGAATTCCAACCATTAGGAAGTAGAGAAAGGAGTGATATTCATACTATTGAGCATCGTATGGGACCTGATATTGTATTTCTGTCTCCCGTAGGCAAGATGTATAATGATTGGTATCAGCAATTTAGTGAAGCAACTGAAGGAATGAAGGACGAAACTGGAACAGTAAATCGATTTGGTGACGCGGTATTGAAAGTCGCGATGCTAATTAGTCTGTCCAAGCGCCCCGAACTAATTATAGACAAAGATTCATTAGTCGAAGCAATAGGTCAGTGTGAGAAATTAATTGGAAATGTAAGAAAGACTACAATGGGAAAGAAAGGTAAGAGTAGTTATGCAATGCAGAAAACTATAGTCATTGAAGAATTAATGAAGAGAAGTAATCATGCTATGAGCCGCGCGCAATTGAATAAACAATTCTGGATGCATGCCACTGTAGATGAATGGGATTTAATCATGAAAGGATTTGATACTGCAGGATTAATTGTAATTGAAACTCATGGTAACCAAATAGTTTACGTTATGCCTGATGAACAAGTAAATAAGATGAGAGACTTTCTTGAGGGGAAAAATTGATGGAATGTAATAAAGTAAAAGAACAATTTAAAGAAGTTACATATGAATCGTGTTGTGAATCTTGTCATGACGATGATGACAATGGATATGGTGATGATTTATGGTTTGAAATAAATGGAGAAGATAGAAATGTTTGCTGTGCTATAGGGCGCTCATTTACTGAGTGGAAAAATAGAGGAGAACAACTAAATGAGACTAATCAATATAATAGCAAGTAACGGTAAGTTTGTTTCTGCGGAAGGTGGCGGTGGTTATATTGGGCCTGGTTCACTTATTGCAAATAGAACAACTCCTCTGGGATGGGAACAATTTGTAGAAGAACCATTTGAAGATGGTGCAGTTTCATTAAAAACAAATAATGGTAATTACGTTACAGCAGAAGATAATGGAGATATTTCAACTAATAGAACTTCTAGGGGTTTATGGGAAAGATGGTATAAAATAAATGAAGATGGCTACAAATCTGTTCATGGAAATTTCATGGGATTAGATGAAGTTAATGAACACATGGAAGCTACTAAGAATACTCAGGGAGATAAAGAGAGACTAAATATAGTAGACTTAAATCCAATTCATGACCTACCTAGACTTCATATTTCTGGTAGATATTTCTATAATGAGTTAGGCCAAAAGGTTTACATCCAGGGAACCACTGATTTCATGCTATTCAAATGGTTTCTTGAGGGCCATGATATTACATTCCTACTTAGACAGAGAAAAGAAAATGGTTGCAATGCAGTAAGAGTAATTGGAATGGTTTCATGGTTTGATTATACCCCGCAGAAATACGGAGTTCAAGCATACCTAGATGCTATGCCAGCATTCCTTGACTCATGCGCATTTGAAGGATTGTATGTATACTGGACTGTATTTGCTGACACCCGCGTGGTTATGCCGAATGCAGGAGAACAAATCAATTTCTTTAATGAAGTAGTAGCCCAATTAAAGACCAGAAATAATACGATTGGGGAACTAGTAAATGAACCATATACTGGAACAAATGCAACAGCTAATCCTCTTGCATTCACCCGGCCTACTGGAATTGCATTTAGTTCAGGTAGTTATAATGATAAATATGGAAGTCAATTAACTCCACCACCCTATTGGGATTTTCATGATTTTCATGTTCCCCGGAAAGATGTGAAAAGAGTTAAGGACCAGTGTGTATTAGACCATCCCAATTATATAAAGAAAGGAATGGCAATTCTCTCTGGGGAACCTGATAAGTTCGGTGGTCCCAATCAATATAATGGTCAGATATATATGAGTGACTTAGACATATCAAGACAGATGGCAGTGACAGCAGAAGGAACTTGTTGTGGTTATTTCTATCATACTTCTGCGGGGAATTTTTCAGTCCTATGGAATGAGACAGAGATTAATTGCTGCCCTTTTAGAAATGAAGCCAAATGATATGAACCTGAGGTAAGATATGATTCAACTTTTAAAGATCATATTTGCAGGGATGAAATTGAATGCGCCAGGGATACTGAAGAAAAAGAAAGAAGACGAAAAAAAGTATTTGAGAAATCGCATTATTATTCCAATAACAGCGTTTGAAACTGAGATAGTTAGAATTAGATGGACTTGTTTTGATGGTAGTAGATTTGAACAGTATATAACAATTCCACCATATGAAACGAGGAAAAGAAGAAATGAATTATATGATTGCCCTTAGGGAATTCCATAAGAAGTATGGTCATTTCATTGCAAATAGACCAATTGGATGGCTCCCCCAAGAAGTATATGAATTGAGGGTAAGGCTTATACAAGAGGAATGGAATGAACTAAGAAATGCAATGTATACTGCTGACAAGACTCTTATTGCAGATGGCCTCGCGGATTTACTTTATGTAGTATTTGGAACAGCACTGTCCTATGGAATACCAATGGATGAAATTTTTGCAGAAGTTCATCGAAGCAACATGACTAAATCTACTGAAAAGATAAATGGAAAAACAGTTAAAGGGGATTCGTTTGAACCCCCTCAATTGGAATCACTGCTCAAACAATAATGCTTCAGGTCTTTCACCATAAACTTGAGTGCCCATTCCAATAGCAGTAAGAGGCAGAAGAAATGGTAGTAACGAGGGGTCCTCCTTTGCAATTTCAATAGCATCTTGGGCAATCATTGGAATAAACAATTGAGCAGTTCTATCAGCAGCGTTAAATGGTCTATACTTACTAGCATTCAACATATCATATGCAAACGTCAGCGGCGGAACTAACTTACCTTTACCAAATCTTTCCATAATATCTTTCCTTGTAGGTGCAGCAAAACTGCCACCTAATTCACTTGTTACTCCTGTAGTAGAAGATGTAGTTTGACCACTAGCAAGACGACTCAAAAGAACTAAATATTGTTGAAATCCCCCAGCAGGGTCTAGCCGCGCGTTACCAATTCTAACCTTACCAAAATCAGAACTCATTGGTGATAGACTAACGTCACCACCCGCAGCTTTACCTAATCCTGCTACAGTCATCCATGCTCCAGCAGTAGCCAATAGAGATTTCAAATAAGCCTGCCTAACTTGTGGAGATTTAGATATATAATTAAGAGGATTCATCATTTGAACTCTGCTAGCAATGAGGCGCGGACTAAACAAAGTACTATTCAATAATTGAGCATGCCTTTCCAATTTACCTAAATCACCCCGACCTGATGCATTATTAATGTAACCTGCAATTTCCTTGCTTAGTGCTAGATTAGTCCTTGGATTTAATTTCTCAGCTTGTGCTAATTCGGCAGGATTCTTTGCTAATGCTTTAGTTGATTCATAAAGTCTCTCAGCATCCGTAATCATCGAATTAAAATTATCAGCCCTAAGTTTATTTGCAAATGCAGTATATGCTCTATTACTTCTACGCACTCCAGGAATCTTTTCTGCCCAAGTAGACATAATTGCTTCTTCACGTTTACTCAAATCAGTTAGGTCAGACAATTTCAATCCGGATTCTTCAGCAAATGATGGAAGATTCTTTCCAGTGGGACTCATTCCACCTTGAAAATTAGGATGGTCCAATATAGAATCCATCACACCACGATATGCTTTTTCACTTCCAAATGACTTAAGCATATCATCCCAACTAGTCCACCATGCTTTGGTATGAATTAGTGGTAACCCCTGTCTGAATGGAAATGAAATATCCCATGAAGACTGGATGGCGCGAGGAAAATTTGCAGCTTCACTAAGAAGTGTTCTCTTTGTATCAATCTTAGGAAGTTTTGCTCGAATATTATTAATTACATCTGGACCAAATACTTCTCCAAGAAGACGAATTTCATTATCCTGTGGAACTCTTCCTGCTAATATCTTAACCAATCCATCAGTAGCCTTTCTTCTCTCATAAAATTGTAGTGTTTTAGTATTTTCAATTATATCAGCCAAAGCATCAATATCTGGTTGCTCTAATTTAAGGGGTTCCATTGAAACTTTAGTATGCTCTCCAGCCAATTGACCTAATTTTTCATAATGCCCTGCCAATCCCTTAGTTTCAATTGCTTCTGCCTTTGCTACCCGTTGCCCTCTTTCTGTTGAATAGATTTTAGCCTGTTCTTTTGTTAATGGTTTTGACTCTTCTAATGCTCCAAGTAGTTTAGCTATTGGTTCTGGAATTTCTGGTTTAATTGGTAACTGTGATGTTACTGGCCCAATTGGCAGTTCTGGTCCAATTGTAGTTGGTGCTACTGAAGGTAACTCTGGAGTAACTGGTATTTCAGGAGCAGCTTTAATTGGAGCAATATCAATAGCTTCATCAATAAGTCCAGCACGTTTCATTATATTAAATGAACTTGGAGTTACTACCGATGCGGGTTTCGTAGCGCCCAATTCCATTAATTTTTCACCTACTGATTTAACAGCTCTTCCATATAGCAATCCTTTTGTCTTATCAGCAGCGAATTCATCTACTAACCATTGTCCGTCCGGAGTTTGCATTATTTTAGCAGTTGCTATGGGATTCCCTTGGGGGTCTCTATAAGTAATTGAACGGCTGCCCCAAGTTTCTGCTTCTTCAGAAAAAAAGCCCCCAGGGCGAACGGTTTCAGATAATCCCGGCTTTCCAACTCCTGCTTCATTAAGAACATTTTTAGTATATTCAGGATCAAATTCCCCAACTATACTGAGATCCAATTCCTTTGTTTTTGGACTAACAGCTCCAGAAACAACTTCATCAGCAATTTGAGGGAGTCTCCCACCTCTACCATACTTACCCAATAATCCAACAGCACCAAGCAATTCACTTCCAATTCCTAATGGACTGAATGCACTACCAATTGATTCTTTATAAATTTGGCCCATTGATGTTTTAGGGTCAGGACCAAACTTGGTAGCAGATTCTATTATTGGCTTTGCAAAATCAAATGGTTCATTAATTCCTTTCCAAAATCTACCTGCTTGTGTTGCAAGAAAACTACCTAATTGTCCTTTTTGAAGTGAAGATGAAAGAGTCGGTTCATAATCTTCTGCACTAGCCATTTGAGTATTTACAAATTTGTTTGGGTCTGGTCTTGCTGGTGCTACTACTGGTGCTGGTGCCCCCACCGGAGCAGGAACAGGAGTAGGAGTTTCTTCTACCAAATCAGCATAATCAGGATACTTAGCTAATATAGAAGACTCTAACGTAGCATCATCCATGTCATCGTACTGACCTGGATATTTATTTCTAATAAGAGTTGCTAATTGGCCTGGCATAATTATTTCCTAATTCCAAGGGGGTCTGGTTTTGGCGTTGCAGTAGTTACTGGTGCAGGTGTAGTCACCAGTGGAGCAGCAGCAGAAGTACCACCAAAAATGAATCTACTAATCTCATTAAATTGTTCTTGAGTAGGACTATTTCCACCAAGCCAAGTTGAACCTGGTTGAACAATTTCAGGCATTCCAGTCTGTCTATTTAATGTAACAAATTTCCTATATTCTGGTTTCTGATTAATAAGAACACTATATTTATTCTGAAAATCTTTTGCTTGCTGACTTGGTAAATCACCTGTTCTAGGTGGTAAAGTGGATTCAAATTGTGCTTGTTCCCTTTTATGTCTAGCTTGCATTTCTGCTAGTGATTCTCTTCCAGTTTGCCTTACTCCTTCAGTCTTTCTTTCTTCTTCTCCTCTTTGTCCAATTTGTTCAGATTCAATTTGGCCGCGTTGCTCTATTTGACCAGATTCAATTCTTCCTATTAATTCAGTTTTTTCCTGTTCATTCATTCGCTTGTTTTCACGAATCTCAGCAATAGCAGTTTTCTTTTCAGCATCAGTCATTTTTCTTTCGGCTAACTGAGACTGACTTCCCTGTTGCTGAGCTTTCAATTCTCTATCAGCTTCTTTAGCTTCAAGTAGTCCTTGCTGATAAGGAGAAATCATTGATTGTTTTGCTCTTAACAATTGAACTTGGTCACTCAATGGTGGCTGAAATACCACATTCCTAGTAGATTCAGGAGAAGGAGTAGGAGCAAGTGTATCTTCTGCTATCTTTCTTAGCATGTTTTGTCGTTGTGCCAATTCAAGAGTATCCATTGGCCCCGCGCCAGTAATTCTCTGTGGCATTTCAGGTTCTCTCTCCCTTATTCTACTAAAAGGAAGAGCTGGATATAAATTATCTAATCTTAGTTTTTCAAGAAAACTATTAGCCATAAGTCACCTACCCAAGTCTAATTTGAGTATTGGGTTGATACTGCCCTGTCAATCCGCCTAGTGATATTCCACCCCTAGGAGCAGGCCTTCTAATAGGTTTTAATGCTGCTTGTTGAACTGCTTGTTGTCCATATAGAGCAGGTAGAGCAGGAGTAGTTCCATATAAAGCACGCATTCCTTCTGCTGCTCTAAATCCTCTATCTCCTTCAGTTTGTTCGGCCTGAGCTAATTGACCATAAAGAGATTGTAATGCATTAAGACGATTTAAATCATATTCAGACCTGCGCCCTGCTTCAGTTTGACCATATTCAGTCCTGCGTGCTGCTTCACTTTGATCATATGCAGATTTACGTGCTGCTTCAATTTGATCATATTGTGTTCTACGTGTTGCTTCACTTTGACCATATTCGGATTGACGCGCTGCTTCAGCCTGCTCATATTGAGTTCTTAATGCATTTTCTCTTGCTGCCAATTCAGCTAATTGTGGACCAACACTAAGTCTACCCTGTGCAACTCTTTCACCAATTCCAGCTTCAATATCTCCGATAGCTTGAGAAAGTAGTTGTCCCTGTTCTCGTGCCATTTTAGCAGTTATAGCTCCCATGTTAGGACTATATCCACCTTGTAATGCTCTCTGTCTTTGTAAATTTCTCTGAGCATTAGCATAAACTGAACGAAGAGGACTAACTCCTCGTGCCCTAATATTTGCTAATGTTTCTCCTGAGTATCCACCCGTTCTAGCCAAATCAGAAAGATTTCCAAATGCTCCTTCCAATTCAGAACTTCTCCGGTAAGCAGGCCCTGCAGTATATGCAGGACTTGCTGTATATGTGGCACCAGTATAAGTGGCACCAGTATAAGGGGCACCAGTATAAGGTTGTTGATACTGTGATGCTAATCCTCGTAAATCCTGTAAAGATCTATTAGGTTGCTGTCCAACTCTATCAGCATATTGTCTATAACGATTCATTATTTCGTCATAGTCTTTCGCCTGCTGTTCAATTGAAGCAGCATAAGTTTCTTTTTTCTTTGGCTGCATGGGGGGTTGCCACCCCGGAACTACTACACCTTGTGGGGGCATAATTTTATCTCCTACTTATTTACGTCCCTCATGTTCGAGGGAATAATGATTTCCATCTCCAAATCTACCACCCCAACAACATTTAATATCACCAAATGATTGTTCTTCCCACCATTCCCCTAAAGGTTTATGGTCTACAGTTTTATCTAAATATATACCATCTTTAAAAAGATTTAAATCAATTGCTAGTCTAACTATGTGTAATGAATTTTTAATTCCTTTTCCCAATTTAAATAATCTTAATGCTTCTTCTTCACTCCGTTTGCTTTCCCCAAGAGTTACTGCATATCCCATTTTCTGAGCTTGAAATATAAGTTCAGCTGCTAAATTCGCAAATATAGATTGCTTCTCTCTTAGTGTCATGTTTGTAACCAAGATACTAATCTAACTCGGGCTTCTTGAGTTGCATTCTGAGCATTATTAAAAAACAGAACTTCATCAGCAGTTAAGAAGTCTGTTCTACCAATTGAATGAAATGGGAAGAAATAATATCCATCAACTGAAAATGACATAGTCCTATTAACTCCATCATCTCCAATTCTAAACCAAAGTGGTGGGAGTTCTTTAATTGGCATTTGCACACCAGTGTTTAAAACTACAGAACCTGGAGGATTATAAAGTGCTGAGAACGTATTTGGGTCAGTAAATTTAATTGATAGAATTTCTCCTGCTACGGATTGATAGCATAGAAGTAAATGTAATTTACCATCAGATGATTGGCGAAAACCAATTCCATGATAAGCACCAGAAGAAGATTGAGTGCCTAATGTTGGGAATATGGCTGCAGTAATAGTATAAGGAGTAGATGGCGCGGCTTTCTTTCGTATTCTTAAGTCAATTGCATTAGCACCAGCAGGAACAATTAATTGAATTCCTTGTCCAGTAGTATCAACACTGGCTGTGCCCTGATTAATCCACGCGAAATCTCCATCTACAGGTGCAGTAAATGCAGGACCAACAGCATTAGTTGAACCACCACCAGCGCCTAATGAAACCCATGCACCATTAATTCTTGCTCTTAACTCATTGGTAGTAGAATTATAAACTAAATCTCCATTAACAGGAGTTCCAGGGTCCCCAGCTTGAGCACCAACATTTAATCCAGAAGCATTTGCACCAGGATTAAATGTTTGTCTTATATCATCTGGATAAGCAACTATTCCTGTATCACCAATTGTGACAGCACTATTCTGAATTAATTTACCAGTAGTTCCATCAAAACGAGTAATTGCATTATCAGTAGCGGAACCAGGTCCAACTACATCTCCACTACTACCACCACCATCAGAATAATCAACCCATGCACCAGAACGACTTTGTTCAGTTACTTGTTCATCAGTAACATAAAAAAGAGTTCCCTCTGCTAAATCTCCAGCAGCAGGTTGATTTGCTCTAGTATCACGTAAGAGGACATCTTCTAAATTCATTTTTATTGTTCCGGTTTAGGCTTATTCTTTTTATATTCCTCAATCATTTCGGGAGTCCAGATAACTCCTATGATTGCTTTTAATCGTTTATCAGTTTCATTTGAAGTATCCATACCAGGTTCTAAAGCTCTGCGATGATAAATACGAATTAATTCTATTCCATCTCGTTCAATGATAGTATCTTCTCGAAGTTGAATCTGTCCGTCTTCGAGAATTTCAATTTTTCCAAAGATTTTGCGTTCAGTTATCATAATTAAGCACTCGCTTGATACATAAGGGAGCCCTGATAAACAGCAGTATTACCAACATCAGCATTCAACGAAGCAACAGAAGATACAGAATTACCTGTCGAGATATAAACACGTGCAATTGTTGAGTTTGTAATTGGTAATAAATTGATTACTGAAACAGCAGTTGCTAGTCCTTGCCAATTACCAATAATACCCCCACCATTCATAAAAACTGAAGTATCAACAGTGAATGGGAGTCCCTTTATTTCACAATCACCATTAATAGTTCCATCTTCTGTGAAAATAATAAGGAATTCACAAAAAACTAAGCGGCCTACTTTTACATAGCGCCCAAGTTGAGTAGCATAGGTTTGACCAGATTCACCACCCGTTCCGCCCAAAACAGGTGTCCACGAACCTCGTTCATAATCATCAAGAGTATTAGCATTACTTGAAGGATTCTGAGTGGCTGGAAATTTTATTTGCCCATGTATTAAATCAAGTAATTCAGTTGGTAATGCAATGGACAGGTCAGTAAGGACACCACTAATCCAAGCTTTTAATTGCCCATTATCCGACGGATCAATCCAAACTGGTGAACCCATATTATGGTGTATGAGTCATTATTACGTCACCGCCAGCAAATACTAATTCAGGAAAATCAGGGTCTCCATTAGTAAGAACTGACCATTCAACAAAAATATTATTTCCACCATTTTGTCTAATAATAATCATTCCATCTTCACCGTCTTCACCAGGTTCTGATGGAATAAATACTGTTCTATTGAATATATTATTTATTGTTGTTCCACTACCACCACCTGTTGTCCCACCACCATTTATCCGTGCTATTACTTCTTGTAAAGCCTTGATTATTTCACTGATAACAAACCATAAAGGATTATTAGACTGTTGAACTTTACTTTTTAGTAATGACGATTGAAGTCTATCTATATTTAATGCCATTAGACTACAGCCTGTTCACCCATAATTGTATATGTCACTGCACTTGCACTACTCGCGAAGCCTGTAAGAAAATCAGTGCTAGCCATACGAAGTCCTGAAGTAAGATAATCATATACATCATTTGCTGGAATTGAGAAAGTCCCAAATAATTCCGTACCACTAGCAGAACCACCTGTAGCACCAACATAAATACTTATTGTAACTGCACTGGCAGTAACATTGGCAAAATGAATATGACGGATTACAGTGTAAATAGTTGATGCTGGTGGTGTATATAAGTCAGCTGCACTACTTGCAAGAAATGCCGGACCAGCAATTCGTTTAAGTGTTCCTGCCATTATTTACTCACTGAGGAAAAGTGGATGCTGTTGGTCTAATAAATACTACTAGTTTAGAAACCTCAAAGTATTCATCTTTTTCAATAGTTCTTAATTCATATTGAGCACGTTGATTAATGAAATTAGCCAACGTAACTTTTTCTCTATCACTAATAGATATTAATAAATTATCTGTGAGTCGTGCTCTACTTACATTTTGAAGACTATGAAGAAATTGAAGAAGAGTACCCTCTCCTTTTACACGAAGTCTTACTGCTCCAAAATGAATTAATGTTCCTTCACTATTTTTAGCCATAATTATGAACCAAAGAATCCGGTTTTTATAAATGGCGCGGGAATAGCCAAGTCAATTGTAGTTTCTTCTTCGTCTCTTAAATAAAGTGTGTCATCTCTTTTATTAGGAACTAGAGTATACATTCCACTACCATTTGCATAAAGAACTTCAATTATTCCTGGACTAACAGGAGGAGTATATATTGGTTTTCCTAAACCAGAATCACCATCACCATCACCATTCTGATCAATTGGTGAAAATACTGGAGATTTACCAATACTGCTCTGATTAATTTTAGAATTTAATGTAACTGGTAAATCTCCAGTATTTCCACCGGGATCTGGCATTATAAATATAATAGTAGTTTCATCTTGATAAATAATATCTGCTGGAACTTCTTCACTCCCAATTAAAACGGTAACATTATCTACATCATTTAAATTTGGATTTCCATCTTTTCCTTTAATTATTACGTATTCCCCATATTTATATGGTCCAGGGTCAGGTATGTTCCAAGTAAGTTGATTGGAAAATTGCTCAGTAATATATTCGCCTTCAATTCTCAGGTTACTAAAGAATCCACTAATTGTTCCATTAGTTTGGTTGACACCATTATTTAAATTAGCTCTTATTCCTACACCAAGCCCAGTTAAAATAATAATATTTAATTCAGCACCAAAATAAGCAATATCTGCACTACCTGTGGGGTCTGTTATGGGTGCTCCTAATTCAGTTTCTTGAACAATATTCTTTTGGATATAAATACGACTTGTATTAGCTGGGTCACTTGCAGCATAACCCCAATCAACTTTCAAACTTGCAGATGATACTGAAAATCCAGATGGTAAACTATTAATATCTATAGGAACCAGTGAACCATCTAAATAAATTGAATTACCAGCGAAAGAAAATCTAGCCGTATCAGAAAAGAATAATGTAGTATCAAAAGGAGCTGTGAAATCTCCGCAGACCCCTGAAACAGATTTCAATGGGTCACTAATATTATCAATCAAAGTTCCAGTAGTTGCAAACCATGAAGTAAAATTTCCTGTAATTGGACCATTAGAGAACGGAGTTCCACCACTAGCAAGAACAGTTGGACGAATAATAAAAGTGCCCATTACGAAAGCAACTCCGCACCAATTATGATTTCATCAATATTCCAAATACTTACTGTATTAACTCTAGTATGAAAAGTCCATCTAGTCCACCTAACTTTCTTTGGATCCATTCCCTTTGCATAATTGCCTACTAATAACTGTTGATTAGGAAGGACTATATAAATCTGTTCTTGAACTGGAGAATTAAGAATTTGAATAAATCGAAAGTCATTTCTATCTTGTCTTTTCCACAAAGCCTCAACCTTCCAACTTAATTCAGGTTTAGCATATAAACCATTGAAAAGTTGAATGCCCATGTAAGTGCAAATAATTAAATAGTCAACTGATGCAGAACCACTATCAAGAACAGTAGCAATACCATGAACAAAAGTTCCTAATGCATTATCAATTAAAGTAGCAGGCCATGATGATGGTTCCTCACCATTATCTACATATGAAACGGTCCTCGCGCGTTTAAATACATACATAACATCGCGCAATTCCTGCACATTTGTAATAGGATTTCCATCCAATGCTACAATTACCAATCCATCAATTTGACTAATTGCTTCTGGTTCGCCAGGTGCAGAAAGATATACAACAGAAATGTCATCAAAAGTAGTGGCTAAACAAAGTCTCTCATGATAAAGACTAAGAACTGCACCCGCTGGAATTTCTTCAAAATTATCAAGCAAATGCGAGGCATCTTCTAATAAATCAGCATCAAAAAAAGTGACATTAAGAAGAGTCGTAGTCACATTATCATCAATAGTTCCATCAGGAATAAAGAATAATTGGTATCCTGTAAGATTGCCATTATAATCATTAATCTTAGCTGTAGCAACTAAGTGACGGCGAACTACTGTTGTATCTCCAGTTGGAATATTAGCAAATGAAACTCCAAAATTAGCACTAGTAGTAAATGCTTCTAATGCTCCGGGGGGAGTCAAATGACCTGAATTAGTTTCAAATACAACTCCAAATACATGAATTCCCGCATCAGTATTCCCTGTTCCATTGGAAATTATCATATCTCCACTAGGCGCAACTCCGGCAGCAGGCCGTGCTGCGGTGCCATCTCCTAGGTAAACATATAAAAATTCATCTTCTAATCCTTTTTCTACATTTAATTCACCTGCTACAAATGTAGTAAAAGGACTGATATATCCTCTTCCAGCATATGGAATGAAAGCGAAATCAGTCATTTCATCAATAGTAAGGAGTGGACCAAATACTGTATCTGCATCAACTACATGATAAATTTCTCCTTCCCCGGAGTCATTTTCAATAAGAACAATAAGAGTATTTCCATTTGGAGTAGGATAGTTATAAATTCTTTTTACATTTGACAAAGGAACAGCTACAGTTTGATGAATTCCAACTCCATCTCTAGTTGCAAATGAATTATTACCTACAAATTTAACATTATTAGCATTAGTCCAATGGTCAATAGGACATGATTCCTCATCGCCCCTATCCCAGAGGCCCATGAATTCATCAATTGTAATTGGAATATGATCTCTCATTTTTTATTTGTCAAACAAAAATAATTCTAACTGTAACATCACCACCAACAGTAAGAACAAAAGATGAAACAGCATTCAGTCCAATTAAAGATGGATTAGAAGGATGCAATGATACTCCAGTATCTCCACTTATTCCTTTAAGAGTAATAGTTTCTGTATTAATTACCGGAGGAATTACAACTGCTGCAACTGTATCATCAGGAACAGAAATTGTATTTGCTCCTGTAGTTAATTCCAGTAATTGAATTTGACCAGGAGAAGTATCGTTCTCTGCTGAACTAAAATCTTGAGCAAATTCCAAATCTCCAACCAAAGTAGGAGTAATTTTATATGAACCTGTAAGAGACAATTACCACCATCCTCTCTGTTTCCATCTAGCTCTAAATGGTCTGCGCCTAGTAGCAATTGCCTGTTTACCTTTATTATCAATTCCTAGAAGATTATCTCTGGCCATAATTACTTCAGTATTCAATGCAGCCGCGCGAGTTGGATTCTCTGCTACAAATTGCGCGAGGAGTGACGCGGTGCGAAATTGCAAATAAGAATCCGCATTAATCACTCCAATATTATCATTAGAATGATTGAGGGCAGGAAATAAATTTCGAATGTAATCAATTTTAATAAAATTATCTGCACTCGCAGGGAGAAACTTAATTGAATTTCCACTCCATTCCCACATAAGCAATTGATTGATTACTGAACCTTCCAAATAATGAGGAAGAAATTCAACTTTAGTCATGGGAGTAAAATAATTTCCATCATTTGATTCCCATAATTGTTGAATTTCAATCAAATCAACTGGCAATTTAGGACCAGATGGTGCATTAAATGGAACTTCAATTGTTCCTGCTGGAATTTCTATTGGTGTTCCATTAGTTTTATTTGTAACTGGAGAATTATTCAGTTGCAATTCCTTTCTCAAATCCTGTAGTGCAATATTCAAGTAGGGAAGTTGAACTTCATAAGTATAAATCTGCTTAGCATTGTCATTTAGCAATGCAGCAGCTTTATCCATAACTGAACCAGCAGAAAATTGTGGTGTGCTCATTTCTCTTTCATCCATTAGCAATTACTGCGCAGTCCTAATGCCCAATTCCTTAGCTTTACCTGTATCAATAATTGACTTGCAATTCGGACACACAGGAAACAAAGGATTACGCAAATGACCACAGGCAACACAGCGAACCGTTTCAGTCAATTGGAAATCCTGCAACCATTCTTTAGTATTCTGTCCCAATTCTTTAGCAGCGAGTCTCATATCATCACTAATCGCAAGCGGATTACCTTGGCTATTTGCCCAAAGATAATCAGCCACAAAAATCAATCGCTTATACCAGCGAAGTTGATTATCCCTTGCCTTATCTAGCTGAACTTTATGCTTGGTTTTAATATCAATGGTGGTATGAGAGCCAGGAATATAAAAGATACCGGGCATAATATCAGCCATGTTGCATTCAAGGATACCACTGCAATAATCTTTAACGACTGAGTCTGCTACTTGAATAGAAGAATTTGGAATTTCAAGTAGAGGTTGATTTTCATCTATATCTTTCCACCAAGATGATGAACCAACAACTAAAACAGCGGGATTCTCATATGAACCTGCAGGAAGAATAAATCTACCGGGCTGAATTGTATGTTTTATCTCATCAATTTCACGAGGATAAATCGATACAATAGTGCATTTATCAAGAGGGTTCTCAGGAGTTCTAATTGTTCTCTTACGAAAATCTGCAATACCAGGAAACGGCATGATACTAACTCTCCTTCATTTCTGGGACGACTACTCCCTGTTTTGTATGTAATGAGTCAATTACATCTGACTGAACATCACCAAAAAGTTCTTCTTCTATCTGTTTCACTCTCTTCTTTGCAGCATCTGGGTCTTCTTTATATTTCGCCAATGATTCCTTTCCGGTAGCTGCATATACAGTATCAACTACAAACTTAGCAACTTCCCATTTAGCGGGAAGTGGATTTCCTTTTCCATCTTCAAATACAAAGAGTGGTTCATAACTTAATTTCAAATCAGGTAATTCTTTCTGATTCACTTCGGGAACCACAACTAACCTTTCAAGAACCCATTTATGCTGAATCCATTGTCTATATTTTGGAACTTCTCTCACTACTGGATACAGCAGTTGTAGTCCTTCATCAGTAACATCCATTAGTCTTTTTTCAAATTGGTCATCACTGAATACCACGCGCCATATAGGTCGACCTGTAGAAGTATCCAATCCAAAATTATCAATTAATTTCTGATTAATATATTCAATTTCTTTATCCATCTTATCACCTAAAAATAGTGGGTTATTTGCAATCTATTAGCTGCTTGCTCAACCTACCATTCCAAGAGAATAGTTCCCAAATAAGTTGCCCTATTCATGATGAATAGCCCACTAAAAATTACTGGTCAACAATCACTTGATTTGCATCCAATGGACCAACAGTATCAGTATTACCATTGAATCCTGCATACTTAGTTGTCATTGTTACTGTAGGTTCTGCTCCATCACCTCCCACAGCAGTAACGATACAAGGAACATTAACAACTTGTCCAACTTCAAAACGACGCTGAATTGCATCCTGTGGCATTGTTTATTCTCCTTTCTATGCAGGTCTAGCCGTAGACCAACCAGCTTCAGTTCCATTTGGTGCCCACATCAATCCAGTTCCAATAGTTAATTTATTAGTATCATTAGTTGCAATTGCAAACATGTTACCTGCAATAACTCCAGTGTTTCCATTATCTGAAAGCAAAATGAAATCAGCTGGTTCAGTCCCATCTTCAAGTTGGTCAAAAATGTTATTCCATAACTGAAGATTGTTAACTACCTGACTAGCTGCATTATGACTGACACAAGCAGTAGCATTGTTATGGAATCTACTACGCTGGACAAAAGCCTGCGTAACAAATCCAATATCATTTGCTCTGAATTGTAGTCCCACGTTAGCCCAAGCAAATTCACAATCATCAAGTAGAATATCTCCCGCGCCATACAATCGAGCACCAATTGCACTTCCTTCAAATTTACAACCGTATGCACGGAATCTATCAGGCGATACAGTTTGGCTACCAACAGACAAACCATAATCACCCGAACCACCATCAGCAACTCCAACATTGATTAGAGTTACATCATCTGCTAGAACTGTTAGTCCTTCATCTCCAGCAGTAGATGGTTCAATAAAAGCTGAACCACGATTACCAGCACCAATCATAGTAAAATTGGTTAGTGTTGCTGGAATAACCAAATTACCTTCTGTATGTTGCTGTGGGCCTAGAAATGCAACGTCTCCAGGTTGCGCGAGTGCCAGCATTTCTGAAATTGTTCCTACTTGAGTTCCAAATACAGGAGACAATGCACCTACATACCATTGATTCCTTGCAAATGGAAGTCCTGTTAGTGATGCTCCACTTGCATAAGCCTTAATTGAAGGCCAAATACTTCCGCCACCCAAATTACCCATTTTATTTTTCTCCTATTCTCGGCCAGCAATAATGCCAGGGCTTCTTATCCAAATTCAAGAAGCCCCAGCCAAGAATAAACTACGCTACTGTTTGAACATACCATTTACCAGTTTGCTGCACGTAATACAAAGTTACAGGTCGATTCTGAATTGGCTGGTAAGCAGTTAGAATATTACCAGTAGTCAGAAATACTCCAGGTGCCGCGTTGGTAAACATCAATACAATTTCACCATACCCAGTTGTGGGTGAAGTGATATTCTCCAGTTGTGCAGTTCCACTAACAAACGAGAAACGTGTAGTGGGAGTAATAGTAGCTGCACTTGCAATTGTCGGTGGAGCAGGCTGCTGATTACTCTGAACAGTAGAGAAATTTTGATGTAGAAGGTCACTCATGATTTCTCTCTTTTCTAGTAACCAGTTGGCACCAACAGATTATCAATATAAGCTGTTGCTGCTGGATTGTTTACGAAGAACTGAGTTCCAACGACCATGTAGAAAATTTCAGCTGTTGCAACTCCACCCGATGACCCACGAATTTCAAAAATCTTACGCCCATCCGTGGTATAGAATCCAATTGGAAGTGTTTCACCACGACCCCAAACTTCAGGAGATACAAAGTCAATACGTTTAGTATTCCAATTAAATGACACATTGACCTCTGCACCAGCCATTTGCATACGGTCAAAATACATATTCAATCCCTGCTCTTTTGGTTCCTTGAAAATAGTTGAAACAAGCTGACCAATCTGTTCATAAGCCTGTTTCTGAGCAGGATGCATCCATGCCATTGGTTTAAAGTTATTCTTCAAACCAACTCGATTACCAATCTTATTAATTGCCAATCGAGGAAGTGGCAACGACAAAGTAGAACCACCAGCATTAACACGATTGGAACGAATTTCGGGATTCGATGAACGGCTGAATCCAAGCCATGTTCCAGTCGATGCATTGCTGTGATGATAAGGAACACCATACAATGCAGGCAATGACAATGGAGAATCAATACCCGCTGTTACAATCAAATCTGTAGCAACAGCACCAGCAATAGCAGGAGTGACTTGAATAGTCTTATTCTCGACATCCCACTGAGTAATGGTTCCGCTACCGCGATTTGTTGCAAGAGTAGAATCAAACACCTGAATAGTCTGACCAAAACGCATCAGACGCGCACCAAATCCATCAGTAGTTAGAGTATAAGTATCTACTCCACCACTTGTGCTAACAGTAGTAATCGTTCCAATTACACCAGTTCCAGCTTGCATCATCTGAGCATCAAGCTGTCGCCGCAATTCATCCAATGCAGTTGCAGTAAGTCTCCTAACAGCATTAGTAATTGCTTTACGGTCAGAATCAGTAGCCCACTGAGTAAGTTTAGTATATTCAATATTCTCACTTACAAATACTGAATTAACTACTGCCTTATCCCAAGTAGGACCACCCCCGCGACCCAAATCACCACCATTAGGATTAAAATACTGAAAGCTACCACCAGGACGAATTTCAAGAGGAATTCGCATCTGGCGATAACTAATTCTTTCCACATCTCGCTTCTGAATATGTGCAAAGAACACATCATCCCGTTCAAACAAAACACGAATCTTAGGAATTACGCGCTCTAATTCTAGAGCTACTACCTGTTGTTCAGCTACTGCCATAATTTTTCCATTTCCCTAGCCCTTATGAGCTAATCATCACTCATTAGAAAATCCAGAGTAGATACTCCTGCTGGAATTTCCTTTGATTTTTGTGAATTATTCTTGTTACCCATTACCTTTTTAGGACCACCCACAGGAACTGGACCTTTTTTAGGAGTGTCATCCTCATCATTACTTCTTTTACCTGCACCTTTTAGAGCTTCATTTCGGGCCTGTTTCAATACTGCAGGCAACAGTGATTTAGCTCTAGAAATCCAAGCCGATTTGATTTGGTCTTTCGATGGTTTAGAAAATCTACTTCTAAATGCATTTTCCCACAATTTATCGATAACTGCTTGGAGTCTTTTATCATTACTAAGAAGAGACTCTAACTTCTCGTGGCAGTCTCGAATTGCATTCTTTTTAGTCCAATTGCTCATCGAATCGTTAGGATCAATATTACTTGAAATTAACCCTTTAACAACATTGTTCAAGGTATTACTTAATTCATCCCTTACATTTTCAAACTGTTCCTGAACAATTGCAATACGTTCATTTTCCAATTCCTGTTTACTATCATCTCTAGGTTTAGCAAGATTCTTTGGCTCTTCAATTTTGGTAGTGCCAAATACTAACTCATTAAGGATTCTTGCAGCTTCCATTACTTCTTCATTATTTTTCTCTTTTGCATAATTAATCATATTCATTACAGTGGTTCTTATAATATTTCCAGTTACATGAATATATGCATCCTTATCAATTGATGCCAAAGTCGGAAGCAGATTATCTACCATCTGCTCAAAACCTTCACCACTCTTTATTGCTTTAAGAGTGGTTTCAATATTACCCCGAGAAAGGTCTGATTCAAATCTATCAAGAGTATTCGCTTTACTAACAGCTTCCCTCGCATCATCAATCGTAGGAATTAATTCTGTAAACTGCTGCTCTCTATAATAAGCCTTCTCAAGATATGGAAAATCCTTGAAAAGTTGTGGATACTTAGCTAAAATTTCTCGCCTTTTAACTGGAGTGGTTAGTTCCAGGTTGTCTTCATCAGGTTCCTTTAAATCTTCTTCAATTTCATCAAGTTCATCTTTTTCTTTTTCTTCTTTTTCAGGTTCCTCTTCTTCTTTTAATTCTTCTTCCTTTAATTCCTCTTCATCTGTTACGACTAATTCCTCATTCAATTCATCATTGAGTAGTTCCGACATTTGCTTCACCTTGAATTGGTGCTTCAGTATTTTCTGTTGGATTCTCTAATGGAGCAGCACCAGTCTCATTAGGAATCATTGACTGCATCATGAATTGCTTATGCTGCAAAGCATGAAGAAGAACATTTCTATAACCTGCTTCATTTTCAATCTTTGCAATCTGGCCTTCTTCACTAATTAACCATTTACGACAAATTTCAAATTCAATAATATGATTATCAATTTCTGGATTTACTTCAACTGATGGCATTTCCATTGGTTCAGGTGGAAGCATTCCTGCTTCAACAGCAGCAAATTCTTCTTCAGGAGTAACTGATTGAATAATTGGTTCACTAATCACCAATTGACGAATTTCATTGTATTGTTTGTTCCTATCATCTTCACCAGGAACATAGAAATCAGTAATGCCAATTGCCTCGTAAATAAGTGGTAAATTCTCTGGATGTGCAATAAGTTGAAGTATCTGAGGATTATTAGCCTCAAGTAACTTCATTACCATATCGCGCCTTTGATTCCATGACATTGGAAGATTCTCATTCGATTCCAATTCAATAGAACCAATCTTACCTTCAAGTTCTGCTTTACGAATTAGAATATTAACAAATCCCCCAAGTTCATTCTTTTGCACAACTCGTTCATCACTCTTCATTGTTTTGATGTATGCTGGAATAACCTTACCGAAAATCTGTTTCCACCATACAGTAAACATTTTCCAGGTACTCTGTAGTCTCTGTAATGCCTGTGCTCTACTCATTGAGTATTGAGAGGCAGTTTCACTTCCTTCTAATTGACCACCAAAAAGACTTGGAAGAGCACCAGATGTTACTTGTCCAAATGACTGGACCATATTTATGAATGGAATTACTTCTTGTGACAAAGTAGAAGTTCTTACATCATAAAATCCATCTCCAACTGAACGTCCTGATTTAGCAGTAGCAGGGTATACTCCACCAGGAATAGTTTCCATTTGCCTATACTGGTCAAAATTAAGAACATTTGGGTCAGCAAATGTTTGTGGAATACCATGCTCAATTGTTTGGACTGTAAGTGAAACTAAGTCATTAGTAATTTCTTGAATTGAAGTGAGCAGCAATCCAATTGGATCATGCACTAAGTAATCCGCGAGAGGATTATAAGTAAGAGTCCAATGGTCATCAAGTGATTCATCTCGTGCTTCTGCGCATTCTTCTTCAACAAATACTACTTTAGCACCATTTGGAAATCTCTTCTTAAGTAAATTACATTCATCTTCATCCTCAAGAATTTCAAATGCTGATGGACGAAGCCAACAGTTACGAATAGTAACAGTATCTATCGGATATTCGCCCTGATACTGTGGATTATTTCTACCCCATCTAGCATATGGTTCTGCAGGATTACCTTGTCCAGGATGAATTTTATCTCTGATGTCAGGATAATGATGCCTCGCGAGAGCATAGTTCGTTTCGTAACTATAAAGAAGATAAGGAATATCTGATTGCTTTTTAGCGTAATTAGGAACTTTTATATAGAGACCACCATATACTTCAATGCATTGTCTTGCTTTTGGTTTCTTGATTTTACCAACTAAACGAGTTACAGTAATCTCTTCCTTGCCTGTAATTGGGTCTATAGAATTACCACAGGAAGGACACGAAATCATATCATTCATTGCCATTAATTCTTCTGGTACTTCATTCATTAATTGCTCAGAAGTTTCAATAGAAGGGTCATATTCATCAGGATTAATTACAGCACCACATTCAGGGCAATTAAGAGTTTCTATTTCTTCCTGAACATCTTCATATTTATCTTCTTCATAAGTCCCATACTTTTCATCTTCATCAGTATAATTATATGCTGCAACCATTCCTTCTGTGCAATAAACATAAAGAGCTTGTAACCAAATCATTGAAGCATCGTTATGCTTCTGAACCAAGTCAGCTATTTTATCTCCAGCATTAGCAGTAGCAATATCAAGAGGAGAATCCGCATCATCTGGATAACATTTAATTGGTGGAATAGTAGTTGATAATGCCGCGATAATCGTTTCAAGATAAGCCCGGAATACATTGATAGGCTTATCATAATATTCCTGGTTAGACGTATCATAGTCCTGAACTTCATCCCATACACGCCAATCGTGCGCAACTTCACTATACCAGATTCTATGAAATCCATCCCACATGAGTTTAAGACGTTTCCATAGACGAATCTGTCTATCTCTTACGTCTCTATCCTCATTCTCGAAATGGTCGACTATTTGTTTTAATAGTCGTTTTTCTTCATCACTCAGCTTCGTTGCCATTATTAATCAATAATTAGAACGAGCAAATTTAGATTTCTGTTTTTCACTAGTCTTCCTCAAAAACTTTTCAGCAACTTCTTTACTTGGGCCGCCTGCTTTTAGTGAACCATGTTTTGCAGCTTGCATCAGTCGAAATTGCTTAGCTGATTTAACTGGCATTTCTATTTATCTCCTAATTCTTACTTAGGAAACCACTTATGAAACCACAACAGCAGTCATACCAGAAGTGATAGTCCAAGTAACAGTAGTAACAAGAGTGTAATCAAACGCCTGATTAAGAATGGTGCCATTTTTATTATAGAAAACAGTGAGAACCCCTCGCACCAAATCAAAATTCAAATCAGTAACATATTCAAATAAAAGTGTAGTTACATCTTGGTCTGGCCCAGTTGTTCCAGTAATTGTAAGAGTATGGTTAACCATTTACTTTTTCCTCTTCTTTGTTATCCAAAACTTGACTTTCTAATTCCTCAGTTTTCTTGTAGTCCCGTAATAACTGAGCACGTTTCCTATCTTCAGCTTCTAGCATTTGCTGCCTAACTTTCCAATTCATTAATTTAGGAGCAGTTATTTCAATCTTCTCTTTAACCAGTTCTGTTTCAGGTTTTTCAAGAAGTCTTTCAAGTAATTTCTGTTTTTCATGATTTGAAATTTCTAGTATTGATTTCAAAGTCTCACAGCTTTTACAAATAGAACTTTCAAGTTTCTCTTCAATACAATGTTCACAATGAGGATTAAGTAAATGATGAATCCATTTAATCATCGCTTCACCGCTTTCCTAAATTGTTCCTGCTGATATCCTTCAGGAGCAGAAATAGGATTACGCCTAGTAGCTTTTCTAAATTGTTCTTCAGCCCAATCTATTTGTGGTCCTTCTATTCTTTTAACTCCAGAAAGATATTCAGAAGGAGCTGATGGACCTAATGAAAGAAGTCTACCAGCTTCATCATATTCTCCTGGAGAAGGAGTAAATTGCGCGGGTAATCCTTTCATTCTACTTATACCGCCTTTAAGTGTTTTACTAACAGGAACTGCCATACCAAGCATTTCTCCTACTAGATTCATTTTATTTCCAGTTCCACCACCTAATGAACCACGAATAATATCCATGATTCCTTCAAAACCTTGTGACAACCAAGTAGGGTCAATTCCTTTCGTAGGCAACTCTTTCCGTTCCACTTTAGGTGGTTTCCGTAGTAATCGTGCTAGCGAAGCAGAAGTAGGTTCAGCAGGCATTAGTTTTTTCTAGAAAGAATCTTCTTCCGCTGATATTCCTTAAAATTCTTAGCAGCCTTTGAAAATGCTCCAGGAATATCAGGAATTCTTTTATCTACCATACCAGATTCATTAGGAAGTTCAATATCTGTCTTCCTTTTCTTCTTAAAAATACGTTCCAGAAAACCAGCAGAAGGATCACCTGCCATTATCTTACTCCCATCTTATTCATCATTCTACTAGAAGGACTACCTACAGAGGGAACTTTACGTTTTATAGGAGGTTTATTAAATGGTCCTGTTGGACTAATGGGATTAATAGGTGGTTTATTTGTCGGCCCTATTGGACTAATAGGTCCACTCATTGGGGGTTTATTTAATGGACCAGTAGGAGATATTGGTCCAGCCATTGGCATTGGAGGTTTATTAAATGGTCCTGTTGGACTAATAGGGTCACTCATTAGCATTGGAGGAAGATTTGTTGGCCCGCCAATACTAATTCCACCACCAGCAATAGGAAGTGGAGAACGCTGTCCATACCTTTTCATTAATCCTTCTTCACCACCAAGATTAGTGAAATTACCTCCAGTATTTCTTGTTAGCGCAGCAAAATCCCGTTGCTGTTCTAAGTTCAACCGCGAGGGATCAAATAATTTAAATTTTGGAGCCATTAGTGAATTCTCTTCCTATGATAACGATTAATCGGTTGAATCTTCGTTTGAGATTCAACTACTAATGAATTTCGATAGAATGCTGTCCAGTCTTGGTCTCTTGTAAGTTTATCAATAAGTTCTTGCTGTTTTTGAACTTTCTTAAACTCAGACTCAGCTTCACCAAAATAGTTATCAGCACATTCAACCATATAACGAATAACATCGTAAGCATCGTCACCTGGGAATTCTGCAACGTCCTGTGTGTGCGTCTTATCATATACGCATGTCTTGATTGCATTTGGTAGTAATTTGATTTCATTTCCTTCGGGTGACTGTTCAAATATAAGTAACTTGGGAAGATTCTGTTCCTCTTCAATTTGGTCAAATATCGATAAATAAAGTTTATAGGATTCTAATCCTTTGTTACGTAGAATCCACTGAGCTTTTTCTTCATCGTAAATTGGAACTTCATTAACTGGAACAAACTTCTGTTTCCACCTTAGGTATTCATGCAATACCAGTTTAGTTGCTACTCGACTTCCTGGTGAATTATCAGTCAGTTCAATTTGTCTATTCAGTGCTTCTTCAATTTGTTCCTGAATAGTTTTCTGTCCACGATGTTGCCCCGCGCTTTTACAAACTCGAATGATGCGAGGATTTTCTCTATCAATAAATGCTTTAACGTGTCCACCCCATTCTTCTATAGATGTCTTTTGCCAAGATTGTTCTCTATAGAAGTAAATTCTTTTGCTTGGTGAAATTGCACCATAACCGACATAGGTCATTGCTGGAGGAGCATAGCCCCAATCGATTGTAACAATACGTGGCCAAAACGCTGGAATATCAAATGGCTTAACTATGTGGAGAGCATTCTCTGGTTCATCAGGATAATGTTTCTCTCTGAATTCACTGAATACTGAACCTTCAAATGCAGACCAATTACCATATAGTTTAGCTTGTTTCTCTGCTTCAGGCAATGCCTCAAGTGACTGTCTATATACTGGGTCGATATGAGGATTGTCATTAACTGTAGCAGGAATGAAAATTCTTTTAATTCCACTTTTGCCTCTAATTAATTTGAATCCTTTTGGTGCGGGGTCAATGAATCTTTGTCTAACCCAATTATGTCCAATGTTACCTGGGTTACTTGCACTTCTTACTACTGCTGGTAATCCACTTCCAAGAATAGAACGAACACGAGTAAGAGTAATATAAAGATATTGGAATTCAAGAAATGAAGTTAACTCATCAAATAGAACACAATTAGGCTGCATTGAATCATAATTGTATACATCCTTTTCATTTTCACAATGGCCAAAGAAAAAGTATGAACCGAATTCTGGAAATGTCCATACTTTATCATTGGTATTATATTTACCACCAAATTGGTCGAATCGAATATTACCAGTTTGAGTTCTTGGAATAACTTCGTTTTTCAATTCAGTGAAAGTGCGCCGCAAAAATAGAGCTTTGAATCCTGCTTTTCTATGCCAACCTTTAAGGAATGGAAGCAGAAGAAGTATATCAGTTTTACCTGCACCCACAGCACCTGCATAGAAAGCTTCAAGAATAGTATCAGGTAGAGATACCAATACTTCCTGCTTTTTAGTTGGGCGCCATTCCTTATTGCCAGTAGTCATTTATTGCCAAGTCTTAATTCACCAAGTCTTAGTAATTTTTGCACCAGCTTCAGTTTCTTTCTTACTCCATTTACTCTTTATATATGCTGCAATTCCCCAACCATTATTCCAAGTTCGTTTGATTTCGGCGCCTACTCCATCCTTGCTAACAGTTGCTTCAAGGGAATTCTCAGCATTGTCATCGAGATGTTTATTGATTGCATCATCAAATTCAAGAGGCATCATCAGACCTTTGATTAGTAGGTTCAGTTGGAATTAATTTGCCTCCAACGAAAGCTGCAATAACTGACGCGAGATGACCCATTAATTCCGCGATGAACTGCGGAGTAGTTACATCAGTCCATGTAGTTAATTTCTGAACATCAAGTGCTAGCAATCCCAACATCATACCAACTGATGCTAGAAATACTAAATAACCTGTTTGTTTGTTAGTCATTTCGTCTATCCCCTCGTCTTTCCGTTCTTTCCTCTATTAGAGTAGTGAGACGATGTAATTCATTTTGCATCCTAGTTAGAATATCTGAAATCTCATGCATATCCTCGCGCATGGTCCAGCGCCATTTTTCTAATGCTTCCACGCGCGATGCAACCTTTCCAGTGTTATATATCACTGTCGCAACAAATACACAAAGTGATAATAGAACTCCTAGGGAAGCCCATTCCATTGTTCCAAATTACTCACTACTATTATACTGGTGTTACTAGTTGCGCAGGATACGCATTAAAAGGGACTTCAATTTCTGCCCTCACTACAACATATTCAGGATTAGTAGCTGCATAGGTATTGGCATCATTCTGTTGTCTAAACAATGCAACCACATTATTGATACTAGTTCCCTGATATACCATCCAAAATGTTGTTGTCATAAATTTCCTTACCTACCACCAACCACCAGCTGAACTGATATACCATCCTCGATTTGTTGCTGCTGTTGTGAATGAAGCTTTTCGATTTTTGTAACGCATCCAAGGGAGTGGAGGCCCTTCTGCTGTTGTTGGAGAACCATTAGTAATAGTCAGGTTATTAGCGTTCCCACTAAAATCATTATTATCTGTTGCTGCATTAAGCATTGGATACCAAGCATTAAGATCAGACCAGCGTACTGGTGCGTACTGTCTCATTTCTGAGATTATATCAGTAGCCGATAACGCTGCACTCCAGACTTTAACCGCTGCGATACGGATATTTTTACTTGACCCTATATCTTGAGAAATGTCCAATTGAACAGCTGTGTTAGTTGCATCTCCATTATTAGTAATATCCAGAACTCCATTAAGATACGCTAAGAATTGTCCAGCACCCGTGCCAGAAACAGTTATGGCAACATGATACCACGTAGCTAAGGAAAGCGCTGATCCTGATACAGAACTAGCTCCTACAGCCCCATTCCAGGTAGAAAGTGTGGTTCCATCACTAAGTGTAACAAGCTCATAGTTCAAATCGGGGCCTGAATTACCAAACCTGAACATTCCAACTTGATTATTGACATCACTAACTAGATAAATCCACCCCATTACTGTGAACGAAGAAATAGATGGTAAGTTAGCTGTTCGTCCAAAGGTCTCCGCAGTTGCATTAAAAAGTGTCGCCATCATACATCCGAATACCGAAAAATAGCATCACGCAAAAGTACATTCCCTGCATATGATGTTCCACTTGCATCAATATACAGATAAAACTCTACTTGGTCCCCAACAGCATAATCTCCAGCAGTTAATGTAATTGTGAGATTACATTCATCTTCATTACTATAGCCACCACCATTTGAACCTATTGTTGAAGATATTGTCTGCTCAGCATCAAAAGTTCCATCTGCAACTTCATTATCAGCATTTGCACGCTTTCTGAATCCATATCCTAATGTATCTGCAGCGCCTGGGGCGCCGTCAAGAACAGCTTTTACAATAATTGTTGGTGAACCAACGTAATTCTCAGGAATATCAAAAGTGCCATATATTCCTTCATCAGCACCAGCATCATTCATTACCCATGCTAGATTATTACCAATCGATGGCGCAGTTGCTGCAGTAATCTGATTTGAAATCAAATCTAGGAGAACACCTGAATCAGGGCGCTCGTTACCAAGAATTGACATTCTATGTGATGCCATATATTATAATCCTAACAATTTTTTAATCTTCCATTTCAAATAACCCACAACAATTTTCTGTGCAAGAATATTCGTGACCGTTAAACCAAATGCTATTTCAATATCTATTTTCAGCGTTGGAAATAATGTTATAAGCCGGTCTTCTAATGCTTGAAATGCTGTTAATTGCTGTGATTGTGATGGAATGGCTGGAAGTGCTTTTAATTCTTCTTTACCAAGTCCAACTTGATAGATTGACTCTCGAATCTCTCCAGCGTCTGCCATAGTTAAAGTAGCCATATGATTAACAACCTCTTTTATCTTTAACCTGAAGCAGTGAATCCCATTACATCTACACACTGAGCAATTGCTGCTGATGTAGTAACAGTTAATGCAGTGTTCGCAGTAATCTTCTTAGGAACTTGGAAGAAAAGTGCAAGTCCTCTACCTGCAACAGCTTCAAGATAGTAAGGACCAAGAACAATTGTAGAGCCTTCTTCAAAAAATACGTTAAGTGCTGTTGCAGCTCCTGTAGAAACGACTATTGATGTTACATAAAGACTAAGTCCTGCTCCAGGTGCTGCATGAACAGAAGCATCTGTTAAAGCTGCAGAACCATTAGAGTGATATGACCAGATTTGTGGGCCATGTGGATGAACAAACTGAGTGCCATCTCTATCAGTTGCTATACGAGTTGCATCGTTTTCCGCACTAACTCTATTTGGTGGAGCAGTGTCATCCATATCTTGGGACACCCCACCAACTGCTATAGGATTTCCAGCTATTGCAGAATCATGGGCAATATCACCTACTACTTCTGCATTTAAATTCGCTGCAGTTGATTGCTGAACAGTAACAGTTCCACTAATAGAAATAGTAGTAATTTCATTTCCAGCAGAATCATAAAGAGTGACTCGACCCGCTTTAGAAGTTGGGTCTATTGTCCATTGGTCTGTGCTCGCACCGGATTTAATAACTGCCATTTAATTAGCCAACTAGATAATTTATCTTAAAATTACCTTCCAAGTAACCTTCCATTCCAGTTACTATTACATCGAACTGACCACTTCCAGGACCAAATTTAATATCAATATCATCCATCTCCATTTCATCTAAATCTTTTCCAGTAGGTGCTTCGTATGCTACAGTTCCTATTAATTGAGACGTTGGAGTTACATCGGAATCAGTTACAATAAATATTTGCTGGAAAGAAGGCAACGCGCCAAAATCAACTTCAGTCTGCTTTACATCAACAATAGATGAACTGGGATTAATTACAGCCATTATTCATATTCTTGTATAGCTAGATTACTTCCAGCAGCAGATGCAATTGCATTCACTGCACTAGTATCATAATCATATTCATCCATGTTAAACGTGCCACCATTTGGAAATAAAGTTAATCCACTATCCAATACAGCAGGAAAACCAAATCCAAGTGAAATTCGATTGGTCGAAGTATTTATCAATCTCAAACTGGTCCTATCTGCATTGGCTGCAACTACTTGTGAACTAGAAGTTCCTACTATTGCAGCCATAGGAGAAAGTGGTGTTAAGTCATTCTTTGTAGAAACTGGTAATGGCAGAGGCGAAATGATAGTGACATCACCACTCCCGCCACTACCGGAATCAT